CGTCGGCGCGTTCGCGTGCCCGGCGCGCATTCCGCTTGGATCGCGCGTGACCATCATCGGCGCAGCCCGTGAGCGTGCGCAGCGCCTCGGCCTGCCCGTCGACGGCGTGTGCGCGGATCGATTCCACACGCGATACAGCGCCGGCCACCTCGATATATGCATCCCGCGCGGATTCGAGTCGATGACCGACGCCCAGCGCCTGCAGCGCGCCTTTGCGTGGGGACGCATGCGCGGCGATGTTGTATTCACGCTCCCGGAGGACATCCATGACTGAACGACTGCCGCACGAGGACAGGATCATCGAGGCGCTGCGCGCGCAGTGGAGTCGCGTGCAGGCAACCGCAGCTTACCGATCCGGAGCGCTGGTCGAGGCGCGGATCATCCTGACGCTGAACGGAATCAAAATCGAGGTGAGCGCGCGCGCAACCCGCAGCGTTGACGCCGTTGAGCCCGGTGCGCGATAGGTATACTTTGCGCAGCGGGCGCGCCCAAACGCCGACGTCATGCGTCGGAATGCTGTAGGGGCGCCGGCTTATATCCGCCCGGACTCGGGGTACGCATCCTGTCGAGGGCAGCTCGGCGTCGGAAACGGCGCCGAGACAACTACATACCAACCGCTTGTGCGGCACTCAATTGTGAGTGCCGCTGTTTTGTTTTCCCGTGGAGGTGACATGGATCTGATCTCGATACTCACATGGCTCGCAGGGGCCGGCGTCGCTGCGGTGAGCAGCTTTGTGCTTGACCGGCTGCAGGGTTTCGCGCAGCTGTCGGCATCCGGCAAGCAGCTGGTCGCCGTCGCCGTCGCCGTCATTCTCGGCGCGCTGTCGATGGCCGCGCGCGACTGGCTGAGCGCGAATCCGACGGCTGCGCAGGGCATCGAGCCGTACGCCCAGCTCATCGTCACCGGCGTGATGCTCATCGTGCAGCAGGTCACGCACGGCGCACGGCGCGCCGCAGCGGAGGCGGGCAATGGCTGACCTGTTCTGGATTCCGCTGCTGCTGATCGCCATCTACGCCATCGTCATCTGCATCGAACCGGGAGGGCCTCGCCATGGCTGACGTGTCGCTGCTGCAGCTGCTGACCAGTGGCGGCGTGCCGGCGATGTTCGCGGCGCTCCTGATCTGGACGCTGAAAACCTCCGCCGACCGCGAAGAGCGCAATTTGAAAGTGTCAGCCGATCGCGAGGAGCGCCTCATGCGTCGGGAGGAAATGGTCCTGGCCAAGCTCGACGAGATGTCCAAAACCATTCTTCGCATCAGCACGCAGCTGGACAGCCTCGCGCGCGAAATCGACCGCATGCGCGGGGAGGATTAATGGGCGTCCCTTACGTCAATCAGATCGACAACGCGCCGCGCCGCAACGACTGCGGGCCGGCATGCGTAGCCATGCTCGCCGGCGCCGTCAAGCCCGGCCTCGCCACATCGGCCACGGTCACCGACTTGTCGACGCACTTCGACGCCTCGCAGGACGGCACCACGCAGGCCGACCTGCTGCGCATGGGCGACCACGTCGGCGTGTCGCTGCGCGCTACCACCACGGCCGAATACCCCTACATCGCCCTTGTCGACTACCGCATGCTGCCGTTGCGCTACCAGGCTGGCGGCGATTTCGCTCACTGGATCGTGCGCCTGTCGGCCACGTCGTACCACGACCCGCTTTGGCGCGGCGCCGACGGCGCATCTCTCCCCGCGGCTGCCGGCGTGCTCGACGCCGCCGAATCAGGCGCGCGCCGCTGGTCGTCGATCGTCCCCAATCGCGTCACTCTCAAAAACCCTATGACTACACCCGCACCAACCTCGGGCAAGGCCCGCATCAAATCGACCCCGTACAGCACGTGGAAGCTGCGCAAAGCGCCTTCGACGTCTTCCTCCTCGGAAACCGGTTACTGGCTGTCGGCCGGGCAGGAGATCGACGTCCTCGATGTCGCCAGCGGCGACGGCTGGCAATGGGCGCGTGTGCGCAACACGAGCGGCGGCGCCGTCGTCCAGGACGGCTACGTGCGCCGTGACGCGTGGGAGTGGGTGTCGACTCCGCCGCCGCCGCCGCCGCCACCAACGACTCGCCCGCCGCTGCTGCTGGGTGTCCACTTTCACGATTCGCGCGGCCACCATTACGCGCAGGGGTTTCTCTCTGCAGGCGGCATGGGCGCGACGATCATGGAAGGCTACACGTTCGCTTCGCAGCTCAAGATCGGCTGGCCAAAGGCCGCGATCTTTGTCCGGCGCTGGTGGCCGGGAAACTACCTCCCTCCGGTTGATCTCAACCTGCTGTGGGGAGCGGAAGACCCGAAGCTGATTTACCTGTCGCCCATCAACGAGGCGGACTGCATCGGGCAGGACATGCAGGACATCCGGCCGCGAGCAGAATACGACGCGGCAATGGCGCGTCTTGTCAAGGAGCGCACGGGCGGGCGCTTCAATGCATCGACCGGCCGATGGGAGGGCGGCGCGATCTATGTCGCCAGCCCGTACAGCATGGGCACGCCCGACTTCACGCGGCAGGACGTGCGCGACCAGCTGCGGCAGCATCTCGCGCCGCACTACAACAGCAACCTGCTTGCCTACGGCTATCACAGCTACAGCCCGGACCCGGCGCACATCGATCGCCCGAGCGAGTGGCCGTGGTACGAGCGCCGCTGCGACTTCCTGTTTCAGAAGTGCGGCTTCAACCCGGACCCGTCGCTTGCCGGCGTGTACATGGACGAAACCGGCGTCGACACCATGGGACGCGGCGGGTATCTCGCGTGGAACATGGACGGCGCTGCGGTCGCCGCGCATCTGCGCAAGCTGTGCGACGCGCTGCGCAGCCCGCTCGTCGTCAACGGCAAGTCGTACCCGTCGCCCTACCGTGCGGCGACGGTGTTCGCCGCCACCGACGACGTGCAGCGCTGGGGCGGATACCGCGTGCAGGGGTTCCTCGGCGAGATCGCCCAGGTCGCGCAGGAGGCGCTGCGGTGATCTCGTTCGATGCCGTCGTCTACAAGGTGCAGACGCTCGTGGACGGCGGCATCCGCGTGACGCTCGATCTGCCAGAGCACGCGATCGGCGCCGCGGCCGAACTGATGCGCTACAAGCGCGACGAAGTGCCGCTGCGTGTGGCGTGCAGTGGAGGTTTCGATGAAACAAAACGTAACGTACCACGGTCTCAAAGCGAAGCAGATTCGTCTGCTTGAAACCGCACTGGAGGCCGGGTTTCATCGCAATATCACCGCGATCTGTTCGGAGGCAGGTGTTTCACGCGTGACCTTCTACCGCTGGATGGACGACCCGCAGTTCCGCGATGCGTGGGAGGGGCTGTGGAAGCGCATGGCCGCTCGGCATCTGCCCAGCGCCGTGTCGGCCATCGTGGCGAAAGCTCAGAAGGGCGACGTGTCTGCGTCGCGCTTGCTCGCCGAAATGGCCGGCGTGCTGAAGCAGCAGGTCGAACAAACCGGCACGCAACGCATCGAGATCGAATACACCAACAATTGGCGCAACATCTATGAAGCTGACACTCCCGCTGCCGCATCCGGGGCAGGCGCACGTGATGCGGAGGGCGAAGCGATTTAACTGGCTCAGTGCCGGTCGCCGCTGGCGCAAAACGACGATGGTCATGTCCATCGCCGTTGAGCATGCCGTGCAGGGCGCGCAGATCATGTGGTGTGCGCCGACGTATGAGCAGGCGCGCGTGGCGATGGAGGAGACGGCCTACGCTGCGCGGGACATTGCCGTGTTCAACGAGTCGCGCATGATCGCGACATTTCCGAGCGGCGGCCGCATCGCGTATCGATCGCTGCAGAAGCCCGACAACGTGCGCAGCTTTACCGCACACGGCATCGTCATCGACGAAGTAGCCGATGTGCCAGAGCAGGCATGGACGGCCGTGCTGCGGCCGACGCTCATCAGCACGCGCGGCTGGATGTGGGGCATAGGCACACCGAAAGGACGAAACTGGTTTTACGCGCAGTGGCATCGCGCAGCAGAGCGCGGTGATGCGGCTGCGTTTCGCGCGCCCACTCTCGGCGCCGAGATTGTCGGCGGCCGTTTGGTGCGCCGGCCGCACGCGCTCGAGAATCCGACGGTCGACTGGGACGAAATTGAGCAGCTCCACCGCACGATGCCGGAGTATGAATTCCGCCAGGAGATTCTGGCGGAGTTTGTCGAGGTCGGCGGCGGCGTGTTTCGCGGGGTGCGCGACGCTGTGCGTGCGGCGCCGATGATCGACCACCGCCACACGCACGTCGCCGGCCTCGACTGGGCGCTCAACTACGACTACACAGTGCTCACGATCATCGACGCCACGACCGGCGCGGTCGTGCACGTGGATCGCTTCAACGGCGCCGAATACGCCATGCAGCGCGCGCGCATCGCTGCCGCGTGCCAGCGCTTCCGCGTCGACGTGCTGCTGGCCGAGGCAAACGCAATGGGGAAGCCCAACAACGACATGCTGCGCGACGAGGGCATCCCCGTGCGCGATTTCACCACCACGTCATCGACGAAAAGCGAAATCATCCGCCGTCTCGCTGCTGCGTTCGAGCAGCGGCGGCTGACGCTGCCGCCTGACGACGTGATGATCGCCGAGCTCGAGGCCTACGAGGCCAAGCGCCTCGAGTCCGGAGCGATCCGATACAGCGCTCCCGACGGCATGCACGACGACACCGTGATGTCTCTGGCGCTGGCGTGGTACGCCGCGGACACGACGACGGCGGCCGTGGCGCCGATGATCGCGCGGTCGCCGTTTTGACGGCTATGCACGCGTGTATGGTGCGTGTATATGCGCGTGCATAGCTGTTACAATCACGCGCAACCAAATACCAACCGCTTGGGCGGCACTCACACAGAGTGCCGCCTTTTTTGTTTTCCCTACACCACATGGACAAGCGCAAGCATCCCACCGACCAGCGCCAGCGCGTGCGCATCCGCGAGGCCGTCGACGTGATCCGAGGCGAGATCGTCGAGGCTTCCGACGGACAGCGCAGCCGGCGCATCGTGATTCGCGAAGCGCTCACGGCCGGCGTGGTCAACCGGAACGGACGGCGGTACACCGAGCAGGCGGTTCGCGCCGCGGTGCAGGAGCTGCAGCCGAAACTCCGCGAAAGCGCGGGGCAAGGGCGGGCGATCCTCCACACCGCAGACGGCGACCCGCTCGTCGGCGAAGCAGACCATCCGAGCGACAAGGGCGGGCGCCCTGCGCTGCTGGAAACGGTCGTCGTATGGACGGACGTCGCATATGACGAGGCGTCGCGCGCGGTTTCCCTCACGGGCACCATCGCGGACACCCAGCGCGGACGGGACATCCAGGCACTTGCCGATATCGGGCTGCTGCCCGGCGGAAGCCTGCGCGGGAATGGCATCTCGCAGGTCGTCGACTTCGGCGAAGGCCAAGTTGAGGAGGTCGTGGAGCTTCATCTCACCGGCTACGACCTGGTGCTCACGCCGTCGTTCCAGAACACGGCCGTGATCGAGAGCAAGCAGGACGCACTGATTCAGCCCGCGATTCAGCGGGAGGAGAAACCACAGATGGACATCGAGACCGTTCGCAAGGCGTTGGGCCTTGCCGAGTCCGCCACCGAGGCGGACATTCTGTCGGCTGCGGCGCGCGCGCGTGAGGCCGCCGTGCAGCTGGAAGAGACCAAGAAGCGCGATGCGCTGACGCGCGCCATCGACGAGGCCTGCAAGGGCCTGCCGTACGACGCCGCGCTCAACGCGCAGTTCCGCGATGAGCTCGCCGAGGACGCAGCCGATGCGTCGGCCGTCGCCGCTCGCGCGAACAAGCTCCGCAAGCGCTACGATCAGCTGGCCGCCGCGTCGGCGCTGAAGTCGCAGGGCTACAGCGGCCCGCTCGCGGGCATCCAGGTGGCGCCGGTGTTCGAGAAGGAAACCGGGCAGCCGGCCTACGCGCGCTTGTCGCATGACCTCGCCGAGAGCGTGATGCAGCATCGCGGCGGCCAGCTGTTTAACGCTGCTTCGCCGCGCACCGCCAACGAGCGCGTCGCCGCGGCCGTGCTGAAGCGCTTCGATGAGCTGCACGGGGCGCAGCTGCAGCGCGAGGCGCAGCTGTACGCCGAAGCACACACGGCCACCGATCTCACGCTGCCGTACACGATCAGCCGCACGATCAACAGCGCGGTTTTCCCGTCTCTCGTCGCAACGAGCGTCTTTGACACGGCGCTGATGCAGAACAGCCCGGAGTACCTGTACTACGAGTCGTACGCCGAGGAGACGGGCCTCACGGCTACGGTGACCGATGAGGTTGTCGCGGCGCCGGCCACGCTCGGCAACACGAGCGCGCTCGCCGCGCAGCGCGTGATCCCGGGCACGGTCGTCGTGACCAACAGCGCCGGAAGCACGACCTACACCGAGGGCACTGACTACACCGTCGATTACGCCAACGGCCTGGTGTTCTTTCCGGCGTCGGGCGGCGCCATCACGGCGTCGCAGTCGCTCAAGATTGACTACCAGTACAAGGCGATCCGCAAGGGCGAGAACGCCGCGATCGAGCGCTCGAAGAACACGCTGTCGCGCATCTCGATCGAGGCGAAGGCCGACCGCCTCGCCGTCGAGATCACCAACGAGGCCGTGGTGTTCGGCCGCTCGCAGCTGGGCTATGACGTGGCGGCTCGCGCCGTTGCGAACATGACCAACGAAATCAACCGGATCATTGATCAGGGCCTGATTCGTCTGGCCATTCAGGCCGTCAAGGCGATTGCCTCGAACAGCGGCGGCACGTGGACCGTCGGCAGCACGCCCGACTACAGCGTCGGCGTGAGCACGATCGGCAAGGCCAAGGTCAAGGTGCTCAATCGCAACTATCAGCCGACGTTCGCGCTGATGAGTGCGACCAACAGTGATTTGATCGCCAACTGGACGGGCTTCTCGGCGTCGGGCCTGCGCCCGGACGGCGCGATCAACCCGGCGGGCTTCGTCGGCCGCGTCAAGGGCCTCGATGTGTTCGAGACCACGCAGATGACGGACACCGAGATCATCGTGGGCAACCGCGAGCTGGTGATGTTCCGCATCTTCCAGCCGCTGCTGGTCAAGGGGCCGTTCCCGTCCTACGACTCGAACAAGCTCAAGGCCAACGACCAGTGGTACATCGAGGGCTTCAACGCCAGCGCCGCGCCTGTCCCGCAGAAGGGCGCCTACATGGTCGTGGCGTAGACATCACTGCAACAGGGAGGGATTCGCGCGGATCTCTCCCTGACACAATGACTACATGAAGCGATTCGTCCGAATCACCGCAATTGCCGAGCGCGTGCTTGTCGCCGAGAACTGGCTGTACGCAGGGGAGTCCCGCGTGGTGCATCGTCGCTACGCCAACATCGTAGCGGCGGCCAATCCCGGCGCGATCGTGGTGTCCGAGCTCGACGACGGAGAGACGACCGAACCGCAGCCCGCCGTCCTGGAGGAGGTGATCCCGCATGCCCATCACGCGCCAGTCGCTGATCGACAGTCTGACCGCGGCGCTGTTCGCAAAGGACGGCGTCCCTAGCTCGACGCAGTACGCCGACGCCATCGACGCGGCGGTGCTGGCCTATTCGCAGCGCGTGCCGCTGGTGCGCACGATCACGCTCGCCATCACGGCGGGCGTTGCCACGTACGCACTGCCTGCGGATTTCCTCGCGCTGCTCTCGCTGGAAACGGGCACGGTGCTCGGCCAGCAGATCGCAATCACGACGGCGGGAATCGTGCCCCTCGGCGACGAGCCGGAAGAGGCCTACGAGATCATCGGCAAGAACCTGGTGTTCGACGAGGCGCCGAGCTACACCGCCGATCGCCTGCTCAAATACGCCGCTGCGCACGTCGTGGCATCTGGCAGCTATGCAGACCTGCAGGCGCAGGAGACGCGCCCGATCCTCTGGCGCGCCCAGGCCGACCTGCTGCGCATGCTGGCGATGCGCGAGGCCGGCAACGCGTGGTCGTATCGCATCGGCGACGAGGCTGTCGACAAGAAGGGCCTCGGCGACGCGCTGTTCAAGGCCTCGGACGCAATCGAGCGGCAGTACGAGAATGCGGTCGAGGCGCTGGGCGGCGGCGCCGGAACCGGCGGCGTCGTCGGCGTCCGATCCGATTACAGCGCCTGGAGGTGAGATGCTGAGCAGCGGCGACATGGCCAACATCCGAGCGGCGTTCGGCGAGATGCGCACCGACAACGCGGTCAGCATCGCGCTTCGGCGCGGCAGCACGACGCTCGCTGCGCAGTCGTTTCGTTTTGCGCTGACGGGCGGCGCGACGCGCAATGTGGCGACGACGCGCCCGGCGCAGGGCGCCAGCGAATCCACGGCGCAGGGGACGCTGGTCGGCGCGATCACGGCCGACGTCCAGATCGGCGATCGATTCACCAGCGGCGGCGTCGTGTGGCGCGTGATCTACGTGCGCCCGGATCGACGCGCGGCGACGCTGTGCGATGTGGAGGCAACGGCATGAGTGCGATCGGCTACACCTTTTCGTTTGACGACTTGCAAGAAAGCTTCCGGCGCCTCGGCGACAAAATGGTTCTCGATCTGGCCATTGAAACGGGCAAGTGGGCCAAGGAGACGGAAAACAAAATGCGTCACGAGGCGCACTGGACAGACCGATCGGGCGCAGCGCGCCGCGGCTTGTTTAGCGATCACGCGCGCGAAGGGAACGCAATCGTGGCGCGCTTCGGGCACACAATGGAATACGGAAGATTTCTCGAGCTCAGCCACGGCGGCAAATACGCGATTGTGATGCCGACCATTCAGGCAAAAATGCCAGACCTTGAAGCGCGAATGGCCAAATTGCTTGACCGGAGCGGAGGCTGACATGGCACTGACCGACACCATCAGCGCGCTGTTCCGGCGCCTCTCCCGCAGTGGGCAGACCGCAGATACAGCGGTCGCTGCCTCGCCCGTGACTACGCTGGACGACACGCCGCAGCCGTTGCGCATCGGGTGGACGCAGAGCAGCCCGTTCCGCGTGGATCGCAGTCGCAAGGCCATCGTCGAGGAGTGCCGGCGTCTCTACGAGCACGACCCGCGCATCCGGCGCATTCTGAAGAGCGTGTCGGCCGATGTCGTCAAAGGCGGCTACACGGTGACGGTGCGCAACGACCGCCGCGCCGAGGAGATCGCCGCGGCGCAGGAGCAGCGCCTGAAACTGACGTCGCGCCTCGACGACTGGACGCGGCTGTGCTTCATCGATGGTGATCTCTTCCTCGAAATCGGCGTCAGCCAGGTCGGACAGATCGCGGCCATCACGCGAAAGCCGACGCTCGAGATGGTGCGCAACAGCAACCACATTGACATGTTCGACGATCCGGAACGCGCGTTCTACTGGGTCGGCGATGCCGGCGAGTTCGCGTACGGCAACGAGCCGCCGCGCGGCGCCGTCCCGCTGCGGCAGTGGCAGATCATCCATGCGCGATGGGATCACGACGACGGCCGGCGCTACGGCACGCCGATGTTCCAGACGGCCGTGCAGACGGCAAAGTACGTCAGCGACGGCGAAAAGAACATGGCGATCCGCCGCCTCGTGCGCAGCGGGCTGCGCTACGCCCATCGCGTGGAAGGTTCGCAGCAGGAAGTCGAGCGCTACCGCAAGGCCAATCAGGACGCGTTGCTCGACCCATACGCCGCCGTCACCGACTTCTTTGGCAACAGCACCATCACTCGGCTGGACGGCGACGCCAACCTTGCGCAGTACGACGACGTCATGCACCACGTGCGCACGCTCGGCCTGGCGTCGCCGATCGCGCTCGGCCTGCTCGGCTACGGGCAGGACTTGAACCGCGACGTGCTCGATGAGCAGCAGCAGCAGTACGAGCGCACCCTGGAATCGATGACGGAGTGGCTGCAGGCGCAGATCGTCGAGCCGCTGCTTCATCTGGAGTGGATGCTGCACGGCATCTACCCCGACGGGATCGACTACGAGATCGTGTGGAAAGCGAAGCAGCCGTTCACGGCTGCAAACCTCAAGCTCGCCGCCGAGGCCGGCCTTGCGCTGCAGACGCTCGGCTACGACCCGGAGACGGTGCATGCCATGCTCACGCGTTTCATGCCCGGGCTGGCCGCGATTGCCCCGGCGCCGCCGACGCCGATGGAGACGTCGCCGGCTTCAATCGCCGCTGCGCTGGGGGCGCCATGATTCAGGCCGCAGTGCAGTACCGCATCCAGTACGGCGCGCAGCTGCGGCTGCAGCTCTACACGGTGATGCGGACCACCGAGGCTTTCCAGCGCGCGGCAGACACGGCGCGCGCGCTGCTGGGCAAGGCGGCCGACGCCAACGGCATGGTGTCCGACCTCGCCGTCGGCGCGATCCGGCCGAAGATCGCCGCGGCCGTCGACGAGGCACTGGCCGAGTGGCAGCGCCTGCTCATCGCCGCGCGGCGCGAATCGGCATCGATCCCGTTCGGCACCATGCGCGTGATGCATCGGCTCGCCATGCGCGGGCGATCACGGCAGCGCTTCGGCGAGGCCGTGCGCGGCACGCTCGACGACCCCGAGGAGGACGAGTCGATCGACTATGTGTTTCAGCCGCAGATCGCCGTCGTGCTGAACGCGGCGACGCGCAACTATCGCGGGGGCTTCTCGGACGCGATCTGGCGCACGAGCCAGCAGGCGCGCGCGGGCGTCAACGGAATGCTCTATCAGGGGATCAGCCAGGGCAAGAGCGCGTGGGACATCGCCAGGATGATCGAGGGATTCCTCGGACCCGGCGGAGACTGCCCGCGATGGACGCGCACGCGGTTGTTCAGCCTGACCAAGAAGGATATTGCCGGCGGCAACATGACCGGACTACTCAGCGCGTCGCCGATCACGCAGGCGATGGGCGCGCAGCCGTGCCAGCCGAAAGGCGTGAGCTACAGCGCGCTTCGGGCGGCACGCAGCGAGATCGCGCGCGTGCAGCACGCCGCTTCGCAGCAGACCTACCGCGACCAGCCGTGGGTCCAGAAAGAGCAGATCAACCTCAACCCGCAGCACCCGGAGGAGGACATCTGCGACGAGATCATTGCCGCAGGAGAGGGCGGCAAGGGCGTCTATCCGATCGGCGAGATCAGCCTGCCGATCCATCCCAATTGTCTGTGCTACTCGACGGCCGTGATGATGGACGACGAAGAGTTCGAGGCGCGCATGGCTGAATGGGAGCGCGGCGGATCGTGGCCGGACATGGACGCGTACGCCGCACGCTACGGCGCCGGCATGGAGCCGCCAATCGCGCCACTGACGGGCGGCAGCGCGCCGACGGGACCGGCGCTTGATCTGCCGGAGGGCGTGCGCGCCATCGATGCGCTGTCGGCATGGACCGAGGGCGGCGAGGATGAGCTCGACACGCGCATGGGGTACAACGGATGACGATACGCGAGGACATCGCCGCCGCGATCAGCGGCAACGCGGCCATCATGGCGCTGCTCACCGGCGGGGTGCACACCGACATCATCGGCCGTCAGACGACGCCTTCGGCGTTCGATGCAACCACGCTCGAGCTCAAGCCGTGCGCCCTGGTGCGCATCGAGACCGAGACGCCAGTCGGGCCGATCATCCACGGCGTGCGCACGCCCGTCGTGGTGTATCTGTATCAACAGTCCGGCGTGTCCGTGATCGACGCCGCCAAGGACCTGATCTACGCGCTGCTGCACCGGCAGAAGGCCGGCGCCCGCACGTGGGAGGTCACGTTTGCCGACGAAGTCAACGACACAACAGACGACGCGCTGCAGTGCAGCATGTGCATGCAGCGCTACTACGTCACGCGGCTGCGGCTGTGACGTGCGATAATCTTTGCAGCTGAATACCAACCGCTTGTGCGGCACTCAATTGCGAGTGCCGCTTTTTGTTTTCCGAAGGAGGACCACACATGCCGAGCTGGGGCAACTACCCGTATGGATGCCGCGAGGTGCGCGTGAAGAACGGCGCTGCGGCAAGCGTGGCCAACAAAGCCGCGCAGACGCTCAAATTCAAGGAGACGATCGCGTCGGCCAACTTGATGGGCAACGACCGCGTCGTCGCGACGAAGACGTACCTGACGCATAT